CGGGCAACCAGTCGAGCCGATCGGCGTCGATCAAGGAAAATCCATCATCTACGCCAGGCTCAAGCTCCAGCAGCCAGGGCCAGGCTATTTTCACTTCCCGGCGGATCCCGCTTTCGATGACCAATACTTCCTGCAACTCTCCGCCGAAGAACTTCGAACGAAAGTCAAAAACGGTCGCCCGTTCGCTGAGTGGGTGCAGATTCGCCCGCGAAACGAAGCTCTGGATTGCATGCTGCTCTGCCTCGTCGCGCATCGCCTTGCAGGAGAACTGCCAGCCGCCAAGCCAGCCGAGACAAATCCAACACCGCCGCCGCGCAAGGCATCGTCCCACCATGCCAAGCCGGCTGGCGTGATGGTAGGGTGGTAAACCAGATGCGAGCCCCGTCTGATTTCCTGAGCTTCGCGCTCGATATGGTCGCCGCAGAAATGGGCATAGATCGGCAATCCCTCTCCCCGCTGGAACGCAAAATCAGGCAGCAGCAAGGCGGCGACCGGCATTACATTGGCAGCACCGCCGCGCTCGATTGCATGGCCCGGCATGACGCCATCCGCCAGGCGCTCGCTTCTGGCGCATCCGTCCCGGCCGTGGCTGAGCGCTTCGGACTGTCGAGGCAGGCTGTCTACCGGATTCTGTGATTCACCGTCAACCGAAACGCCTTAACGAGTTGACGCCCGCCGCGTAAAACCGCGGCATGGCTCATACCGTACCGACTGCCGTACCCGCCAGCCTGCGCGCTGGCGACACTGCCACCTGGCTGCGCTCGCTGGCCGACTATCCGGCGTCTGATGGCTGGGTGCTTTCCTACGTCCTGGTAAAAGCCGGGGCGCAGATTGCCATCACATCTACCGCATCAGGCGCCGATCACCTTGTCGAAGTCGCCGCCGCCACCACGGCCGCATGGGCCGCTGGCACGTATTCATGGCAGGAACGCGCAACGCTCGCCGGCAAGGCCTACACCACGGCAGCCGGCACGCTCGCCATTGTCGCCAGCTTCTCGGCTGCGGTCGGTGGGCTCGACGCACGCACGCACGCAGAAAAAACGCTCTCCGCGCTCGAAGCCTGGATTGAAAACCACGATCCGGCCGTCGCCAGCTACCAGATTGGCGACCGGCAAATGCAGTACATCTCAATCCCCGACCTGCTCAAGCTGCGCGACGTCTACCGCCGAGAAGTCCGCGCTACCTCTGCGGCTCCGAAGTCCGGCCGCGTCTACCTGAGATTTTGATGGCCAACAGATTCGCCTCCGCGCTTCGCCGTCTGTTTCGCAGAAAGCCGGCCGCAGACAGCCACCAGCGAGCATTCGCCGCCGCCAAACTCAACCGGCTGACGGCAAGCTGGCGCCTCACCGCTGAAACGATAGATGACGAGATCCGCAACGACCTCGATGCCCTGCGCCATCGCTCGCGCACGCTTGAGGGCGACAACGATTTTGCGCGCCGCTATCTCGATCTGGTCGAGACCAACTTGATCGGAGAAGCTGCCCCGCGCTTCGTGTCGCTGGTCGACAACGCTCCGGGCAACCCGGACACCGGCGCCCGCGCTGCGATCGTCCGAGCATGGGCCGAATGGGGTAAGCCTGGAACCTGCGAGGTATCCGGCCAGTACTCGTGGACAGGGCTCTGCCAGGCCATCGTGCGCGCCACGGCCCGCGATGGCGAAGCGCTCGTTTATCGCCGCTACGGCCGCGCCGCTGGCAACAAATTCGGCTACTCGCTCCAGCTTCTCGACGTCGACCGCCTGGCCACCTGGAAAAATCAGCCGGCGGACAGCACCAAAAACGCCATTGTCGCCGGCGTCGAAGTCGACAGCATGGGCCGGCCGCTCGCGTACCACTTCAACACCGGGCAGCGCTCGACCGCCAATGACCGCGCGACCGACCGCATAGGCGCCGATGCCGTTTTGCACCGGTTCGTGCTGCAGCGCCCGGAACAGCGCCGCGGCATTCCGTGGTGCCATGCCGCCATGCTCAGCATGTACTACGCCGGCGAGTTCGCCCTGTCGGCATTGCTGGCAGCCAAGCAAGGCGCCGACACCCTCGGCTTTTTCGTCAGCCCGGACGGCACCCCGCCGCCGATCGGCGAAGAGGCATCAGACGAAGCCGGCGCCCGCGTTGCCACCAGTGCGCCGGGCACGTGGGAAACAATCCCTGTCGGCTACGATGTCCGCTCGATCGATTCCAAATACCCGAACGAGGTCTTTGCCCCCTTCCTGAAATCAGCCTATCAGCGCATGGCAAGCGGGCTGCCAGGGGCGAGCTACCCGGAGCTCTGCAACGACTATGAGGCGGTCAACTTCAGCACATCCGCGCCGCCGTGCTTTCTGGCCGCGATGAGTGGCGCAAAAGGCAGCAGTGGTTTGCAACGGCATGGCTCGAACCTGTCTTTGCCGATTGGCTGCGCATGTCCCTTGCATCCGGCGCCATCCTGCTCGACAACGGAAGCCGGCTACCGATCGAGAAGGGCGAGAAATTCGCCCCGCATCTCTGGCAGTTCCGCGGCGGGGCCTGGGTCGATCCTCTGAAAGACATGCAAGCCGCCCGCGAAGCGCTCGACCTCCGCATCACCTCTCGCACACGCCTTGCCAGCGAAGCCGGCCGCGACATCGAAGAGATTTTTGACGAGCAACAGACGGAAATTGCGCTGGCTGAGAAATACGGCATTGACCTCAAACCACCGCCGGCTCCAGCCGCGACTACATTTGAACCGAAGGACGATCAGCCATGACAGTATCAATCACAAAGCCGGTGCGACTTTCCGGAGTTGAGACAACCGGAATCAAAACCCTGTCGAAAGATGTTGAGGCAGACCTGGTGTCGAGAGGTTTTGCAACTCCAGTCGGCCTTGCTCCCGGCGTCCAACAAAACAACACGGATGTTTTGCTCGACAACATCGCAATGAGAATTGCAAGGGGATCGTCGCGCCCGGTTTTGCTTGGTTTCGGCTGTTCCATTTCGCAGATGGATCAGGCTGTTCCGCACACGACGACGACAACGGTGAGCGGAGAAACAAAAGCAGGCGCCGCGACCATAAACGTCGCGTCAGGCGCCGGATTCACCAATGGCGATAAAGTCGACATCGCTTTGTATGATGGCAGAATCTGGAAAACCACAATTACTGTCTCCGGAAACACTCTCACGCCGGCCACTGCAACGCCAAAGCTCATCCGCAATACTGCAATAGTCTCCAAATATACAGCAGCAATGTCTCCGGACCTGGATTTGTCAATCAACATCACTAGAGGAGCCGTGCAGCTGCTTGGCGGTGGCGTTGAGGTCGTCACTGGCTACGGATACGGGGGCGCGTTGTGCGGGCAGATGGTGCAAGATTTCATTACCTGGTTCCGGCATTACCGGCCGCACATTTGCGTTTTTTCGCTATTCGAGAACGATTTGACGGCGCCTGCTACAGTTATCAGCACCGTCGAGCAGCTGAAAGGCATGGCGCGCTTTGTAGCCGGCTTCTGCGTGCAGAATGACTGCATTCCAGTGGTGTACTCATCCATACCGTACAACCTGGTCTTGCAGGCAAGGTGCGCAGACTATGACGAGCTAGCCAACTGGGTCGTCAACGGATTGCCGAATGAAATAAAAGGGGCTCGTGGGTTTAATGCGTCCACGCAATGGCTGGACACGACAGTAACGACAACGCGAGGGCCTATCGCCGGGTGGACCGATGGCGTGCACCCAAATATCGATCACAGATACGCCGTCGCACAAGCCGTTGGCGTGCCTGCATTGGCTGACATTGTTCCAGAAAGCGCGTCACTGCTTGATTTTTGCCAAACACCGCGGAGTCTCGCGAATTGCGAAGGAACCGGAGGAACAAATGCATCAATGGTCGGCGGTTCTGTCGTTCCGGCATCATGGACGTGCTCGCGGTTTGGATCACTAGCCACGATGGCCAGCAGCAGAAATGCAGACGGATCTCTGAAGTTTGTTTGCTCATGGCCAGCTTCAGGCGCTCGCGACAGAAATACAGACTACGGGTTTTTCCGATACTCCTACACCTTCCCGGCGGCATGGTCTGGCAGCGGCGCGTACTTCCGAGGATACATGCGCGCCAGAATAATCCGGAACAGCGGCGTATCCCAGTTTTTCAATCAGGTTGTCGTCACCTCGGGAGAAAACTACAACGCAGACACAGGTGTTGGCGGCGCTTTGTCTCTGCCAGCTGGTGACGACATTATCTGTATCGAAACTCCAGAATTCACGCTTGGCAGCGCTCAGTCAATAATCACTGTCGGCGTTTTGGTCCGGCCAGTAACGAACGCTTCGCCGTCGCAAATTGACACGTTTGAATTCGACCTGTACGAATTGGGAGTTCTTCCGGCGACCGCTCCGATGCCGATATAAACCGCGGGCATTTCGTCAACTCCCGCGCCTTATCGAGTTGACGCCGTCCCCGTAAAAAGCGGGTCATGGAGGAATCCTCATGACTCGCTTTTTTGTTACCCGACAGATCCCGTTTTCCCGCGCGCCCGCGCCTGAACACGCGCCAGATGCCGGCGCCGACCAGTCCGACCTCGTGTTATCGATGTCGTTCGCCAGCGATACGCCTTACGAGCGCTGGTGGGGAATCGAAATTCTCGATTGCCAGCCAGAATCCGTCCGACTTGACCGCCTGAACGACGGCGCCGCCGTCCTCTATAACCACAACTGGGACGACCTGCGCGGGCATCACGTGCCAGGCTCAGTCGTTGCAGATGGCAAGACCGTCCGCGGCGAAGTGGCCATCTCGTGGGCTGCAGACAACGGCCGCACCATCGCCCTGATCAACGGCAACCACCTCACGAAAGCCTCTGTCGGCTACGAAGTCCACAAGGTGATCGAGCAGACCACCGGCAAATCCGGCGAACCCATTTCAAGAACCCTCGACGGCCGGGCATTCGGCCGGGTGCTCGAACGCTGTCAGCGCGAAAGCCCCGGCGATCTGGCCGCGTTTCGGCGTGCGCTCGACGGCGCCGCCGGCCCCCTGGAACGAGCAGCGGACGCTCCGGCTACCTATCGCGTCATCGATTGGGAAGTCCTGGAAAACTCGCTTGTTACTGTCCCGGCGGATGCCTCCGTGGGAGTCGGCCGAATGGCTGAGCTGCCACACGTCGCACCAGAAACCACCAAAACCGAAACCACCCAGCCAGAAATGAAGGAGCACCACCCCATGGAAACGACCACGCCAGACGTTGCCGCCATCGAGCGCGCAGCCGCCGACAAGTCCCTGCAGCGCATCAAGGCGATTGAAGCCGTTGCGAAGCAGTTTGAGCACTTCGAACTTAGCGAGATGCCTCAGCAAGCCATCCGCAACGGCATCAGCTCCGAGGATTTCGCGAAGCAAGTGATGGATCACATCGCCGCGCGTGGCGCCCAGCAGTGGCAGCCCGCCATCGGCATGACCGGCCAGGAAACCAAGCAATACAGCATCATCAAGGCCATTCGCGCCATGCTTTCCGGAGACTGGAGCAATGCCGGCTTGGAGCGTGCCGCCTCGATCGCTTTCGCCGACAAGGCAACCGCGGCCGGTCTGCAGCGCCAGTCTGAAAACAGCTTCTTCCTGCCGTTTGAAGTACAGAAGCGGGATATGACCGTGGGCACCGCCACCGCCGGCGGAAACATGGTCGCGACCACGCTGCGCCCGCAGGATTTCATCGAAATGCTGCAGAACCGCACGCTGCTCAAGGAGCTTGGCGCCCGTACCCTCTCCGGCCTGGTGGGCAATGCCGACATCACCAAGCAGACCGGCGCCGCTACCGCTTACTGGCTGGCCAACGAGGCGACGTCGATCACCGAGAGTCAGCAGACTGTCGGCATCCTGCAGCTTCGCCCGAAAGTCTGCGGTGCCTACACCGAGATCAGCCGCCTGCTGCTGCAGCAAAGCACGCCCGACGCCGATATGTTTGTGATGGAAGACCTCGCCCGGGTGCTGGCAATCGCGCTCGACGCGGCCGGCATCAATACGGGCGGCGGTGGCGCTCCTGTCGGTATTCTCGGCACGGCATCGATTGGCGCATTCACCGGCGCATCGCTGGACTATGCCGCGCTGCTGAACGCTCAGACGGACGTCGCCTCGGCCAACGCCCTGACGACCTCCTGCGCGTACCTGACGACTCCGACCGTGGCTTCCCTGCTTTCGGCCCGCGTCAAGGTCGCATCGACCTACAGCCCGCTGTGGGACGGCAACATCCTGGACGGCAACGTTTGCGGCTTCCGCGGCAAAACGACCATGCAGATGCCCGCCGCGACCGCGATCTTCGGTGACTTCTCGCAGGTCATTTTTGCCGAATGGGGCGCAATCGAAATCGCCGCCAACCCCTACGCAAACTTCGTGCAGGGCATCACCGGGATCCGCGCGTTCATGACCGCAGACGTCGGCGTGCGAATCGCTGGCGCCTTCTCCGCGGCTTCATCCATCACCTGATCATGGTCGAGGTTGTTACGCTTCGCGACACCTGGCAGGACGGCAAGCCCGTCCCTGCCGGCACCGTCGTCAGCCTCGGAGAAGCAGACGCACGCTATGCCGAGAGTATCGGCCGCGTGCAGCGCGTCGAAGAGATGCTGGCGCCGGAAAGCGAAGCGCCGGCCGCGCCTAACAAGCGTGGCCGCGGCCGCCCGCGCAAGGACGCGCAGTGATCATCGACCTTGCGCCCTGCTATGCCGATTTCTCCGAGTCCGTCACCTTCGGGCTGACGACATTCCGCGGCATCTTGGACA